AGCTGGGAAATCCATGTCGATGGCAAATTCCGCTGGACATTTGCAAGATTGAAAGATGCCAAAAAATCAATTGCCAGCAACGATTTTACAAACTAAACCAAACGGGGCTTCGGCCCCCGAAAGCACACCATGAAACACAGCAAACATTTCTACTACCCCGAAGTCAAGAACGCCAGGTTAACCGCCCGCGCACAAGCCGCCCTTGACCTTCTCACAGCCCTTGCCATTGGCATCAGCTTGGCCGCCCTACTGGTTGCATGGTGGTCAGCATGACACAAGATGAAATTATTGCGATGCTGAGAGCATCGTGCGACAAAAACAAAGTAGACCCTGAGCAAAATGGTTTTTGGGTAATCCATACTCCAGAACTTGAAGCCTTTGCCAAGCTAGTAGCACAGCATGAGCGTGAAGCGTGTGCAAAGATAGCGGACACCGCAGAACCATACAAAAGCGCAGACTTAATTCGAGCAAGGGGACAAGCATGAACCCCACACCCGCCTGCCCCCAAGGAATTATGGAGTTTGAGTGCGAAGTTGAAGGCGTCGATTTGGTTTGCCATTTGGAGTACATCCCTTCAGAACTTGGCTCACTTGACAGCGATGGCTTACTCAATGAGCCTGACTACCCCGAAAATATGGAACTGGTTAACGCCTACGTTAAGGGCACTGACGTAGACATTGGCCACTTGCTCTTGCAATACCTTGTAGACCACATTACAACCACCGCACTTGAGGATTTTAAAAATGACGATCTCTGAACTGGCAGCACAGCTGCGCATGGCCAAACAGGCCGAAACCGAAGCCAAGGCCGAGCGCTTACGCATTGAGGGTCTGATCACCGAGCAGTTTGCCAAGCCTGAGAGCAATGAAGGCACACACAACGATGAAGAATTCACCATCACTTGGAAGCTCAACCGCACAGTCAACACCGACCAGTTGGCCACTGACTACGACGATCTACCCGCCAATGCCCAGAAAGCATTTCGCTGGAAGGCCGAAGTCAATCTGGCTTACCTGCGATCACTCTTCGAAATTGACCCCGCCGCCTACAACAAGGCTGCCGTGTTCATCACTAGCAAACCCGCAAAACCATCCATTGAACTGAAAGACTAACATGGCCTTTGATCTCTCATCCATCTCCAAAACCAAACGTGTTCGCGCCCCCAAAATTGTTGTGGTTGGCCAAGGCAAGATTGGCAAGACAACCTTTGCTGCCATGGCGCCTAACGCCATTGGCATCCTGACCGAAGACGGCGCCGATGCGGTAGACGCAAACGCCTTCCCGCTGGCCGCCAGCTTGGCCGAGGTTTATGCAGCCATTGACACGCTGATTAACCAAGACCATGACTTTCAGACCTTGTTCATTGACAGTCTGGATTGGCTTGAACCCATGATCCAAGAGTATGTGTGCAAGCAGAACAACTGGAAGAACATTGAAGCACCAGGCTTCGGTCAGGGCTACGTGGCCGCCGCCGAAGTGTGGCGCAACCTGTTGTCTTGCTTGGAAGTCTTGCGTTCTGCCAAGGGCATGGGCATCATCCTGATTGCGCACGACAAGATCAAGCGCATTGAAGACCCGCTGACCGAAGGCTATGACAGCCACGTCCTGAAACTGCACGACAAGGCTGCCGGTCTGGTGCAAGAGTGGGCTGATGTCATTGGCTACGCAGGCTACCGCATCTTCACAAGCAAGACCGATGCAGGGTTCTCTAAAAAAGAAACCAAGGCCACGACAACTGGTGAGCGCATCTTGCACGTTGAACCCCATCCGGCTCACTGCGGTGGTAACCGCTTTGGCCTTCAGAATATGCCGCTTGACTGGACGGCATTCCAAGCAGCGCTCACAGTAGCGCAGTCTTGATCACCCCAGTTCGTAATTTAACTTTTTAGGAAATTTATCATGGCTCAGTTTAATTTTGACGCATCTACCGTCGCCCCTCAAGCATCTACAGGCCCACTGCCTGCCGGCACTTACCTTGCACACATCACCGAGTCTGATGTGCAGCCATTAAAGTCTGGCAATGGCGAAGGCTTGAAGCTGACGTTTGAAATCATTGACGGCCAGTTTAAAGGCCGCCGTGTATGGGAGAACCTCAACATTCGCCACAGCAACGAAGACACACAGCGCATTGCACAGAGCCAGTTGTCTGCGCTTTGCCACGCCGTGAACGTGATCAAGTTGCTTGACACTGCCGCCCTGCACTTTAAGCCAGTGCGCATCAACGTGACCGTGCGCGAAGCACAGGGCATCTACAAGGCCAGCAACAACATCAAGGGCTATGAGTCTGCCGGTGGTGGCATTAGCGCACCAGCTGCACCAGCGTACACACCACCGCCCGCTGCCGAAACCCCTGCATGGCCAACAGCCGAGCAAGAAGCCGCCAAGTCCAAAGCACCAGCTTGGGCACGCAAATAATGGCTTTACTTCCACAATCAGTTACTGATCCTGTGGCCGATGCCATCTTTGCCCATTACAAGGCAAAGTTTGGCGCGGAAGCCCAGCGCCCTTACCTTGGCGCTTCTGCCATTGGTAAGCCTTGCCTGCGCCAGCACTGGTACTCGTTTCGGTGGTCTAAGCCTGCGCAGTTCTCTGGCCGCCTGTATCGAGTGTTTCAGTCTGGCCATCTACAAGAGCCAAGGGTCTATGCTGACTTGTCTAGCATTGGCTGCACTGTCTACCAACTTAACCCTGCCACGGGCAAGCAGTGGTCGTTCACCGAACCCGCAACTGGCCACCATTTTCAAGGCAATGCCGATGGCATCATCACTGGCCTACCGCAGGCGCCAAAGTCTCCGCATTTGTTGGAGATCAAGACTGCATCTGACAAGATGTTTAAAGAAATGCAAAAAAATGGCGTAAAGAAGGCCAAGCCCGAACACTACGCGCAGATGCAAATATACATGAAGTGGTCAATTGACCAGTTTGGGGAAGACGGTTGCCAGCGTGCGTTGTACTTTGTGGTCAACAAAGACAATGACGACATCTACACCGAGCGCTTGGAGTACGACAAGTGTGAGGCGCAGGCCATCATCAACAAGGCCATGGCGGTGATCACCAGTGTGGAACCGCCCGTTGGCGTGTCTACCGATCCAACATGGTTTGAGTGCAAGTTCTGTGATTACCAGGCTATTTGCCACGGCACAGACGTGTCGGCGCCTACATGCCGGTCATGTTTGCACGCCACTCCAGAACTGGATGGCCAAGGCCGGTGGTCATGCAACAGCCATGGCGTTGACTTAAGCACCAATGAACAGCGCAAAGGTTGCAGTCGCCACCGTTACATTCCGATTTTGCTTGCCAAGACGGCCACACCAGTTGACAGCACCGAAGACTATGGCGTTGTTTACAAAACACCAGAAGGCAAGCAGTTTGTTAATGGCGATCCAGAGGCCAACCCAGACTACATCAGCAGCGCTGAGATCCACGCCTGCGCAGACAAGACCGCTTTGGTGGACGAGTTTGCATTGGATCTGCGCAAGCAACACAATGCGAGGTTTGTATGAACACCCCACCAATTGACCACATTACTTTGCGTGACTTCTTTGCCGCAGCTGCTTTGACTGGCTTGCTGTCCGATGGTGACCGCAAAACAGCTGTAGAAAACGCTTATGCCATGGCTGACAAGATGCTTGAGGAGCGCGAACGTGATCTTGCGTGAGTATCAGTCCCGCGCAGTTGCCGAGTTGTTTGGCTGGTGGACAAAGCACCAGGGGGATGCCGACATCCCTCTTTTGGTGTTGCCTACCGCTGCCGGCAAGTCGGTGATCTGCGCTGAGATTGTGCGCCAGATGTGGGATCAGTGGCCAGACTACCACCCCCGCACTGTGGTGTTGGTTCCTTCTAAGGAACTGGCCGAGCAGAATGCGGCCAAACTGAGAGCCTTATTGCCCCACACCATCAGCGTGGGCTATGTCAGCGCAAGCCTAGGAACCAAAAAGTACAACGCCGACGTAATTGTGGCCACCATTGGCAGCATCCACAAGGCTGCGCACTTGCTTGGCAACATTAAGGCCGTGGTGATTGATGAGGCTCACCTAGTGAGCCAGAAGGCAAACGACGCAGGCATGTACCGCACGTTTCTGTCTAAACTTGCAGAGTTATGCAAATTTCGCATAGTTGGCATGACAGCCACGCCTTTTAGGGGCAACCAAGTTTGGCTGACCGATGGCGACGATCCACTGTTCACTGGCATTGCAAGCCGTGTGTCCATGCGTGAGTTGCTTGATGCCAAGTTTATTGCCCCACTGGTTCCACCGACTGAGCGCATTGAGACACGCATCGATGCTAGCCACGTTGGCATCTCTAACGGCGACTACAAGGTTGGCGAACTATCCCGCGAGGTTGAGAAATACCTTGCTAAAGTGGCCATAGAAGCCACCAGAATTGCCTCAGAGCGCAAGAAATGGATTGCCTTTACACCGAGTGTCGCCAACGCCGAAAGCCTGTCTGACAAGCTGAACGCGCTTGGCATTGTGAGCGCCGTTGTGTGCGGTGAAACACCCAAACAAGAGCGCGAAGACTTGATTCGCCAGTTCAAGGAACATCAGATTCATTGTCTGGTAACTGTCTTGGCGCTCTCAGTTGGCTTTGACGTGCCAGACGTTGACTGCATTGTCTGGTGCAGGCCCACCAAGTCGCCGGTGCTTTATGTGCAGGGCATGGGCAGGGGCACACGCATCGCAGACGGCAAGACTGATTGCCTGGTGCTTGACTTTACCGACACCGTGGAGCGCTTGGGGCCGGTAGACACCATCCAAGGCAGGGCTAAGAAGAGGTCAGGCCCCCAAGAGGCGCCATACAGCATCTGCCCAGACTGCGGTGAACGCAACGCGCCAGCTGCGCTAGTGTGTGTCCATTGTGGCGCCACAATTAGGGAAGAGGAAATCAAACCACTTGATGCTAAAGTTTCTTATGCTGCGCTACTGTCAAGCCAAACAGACGTGGCTGAACTGGTTTGGCATGACATAACTAGAGTTGACTATGCAATCCATAGAAAAGAAGGCAAACCAGACTCATTAAGGGTTGACTACTTTTCTGGCTTGCTTCGTACCGCTAGTGAGTGGGTTTGCTTTGATCACCATGGTTATGCCAAGGAAAAGGCTTACCAATGGTGGGCTAGAAGGAATCCTGATGGCATTCAGCCAAACAATACATTTGTGGCCTTTGGATTAAGCAAGCAATTGGCATCACCAGCACGTATTGCAACCCGCAAAAATGGAAAATATACCGAGGTAAAACATTATGAATTTGACAGAACTAAACGCCATCAAGAGGCATCTGGACAGCCAAGTCAAACAAGTCAACACTATCCAAGTCAATTGCCAACAGTGCAACAACTTTGAGACAGGTATTTGTAAGCAGTATGGAGCAAAGCCGCCGCTAGAGTGGATTACTAGCACGGTTGAGTGCGAACATTGGGAGTGGGATCAGATCCCTTTTTAGGAGACAACATGTTAGAAAAACCACCACATTCAAAAATTAGCTATCCATCTATGCCAATAAAAGATTTCAAGTGGGAGTCTGGCTCAGACGTGCAAGCTATCTGGCGCAAACACGGTTGGACGCCGCCTTCCGAACACATGCCACCCCCACCGCCAGAGCGCGTGATGGACATGCCGCTTAGGAGAGTCAGGTAAATGCCGCGCCCAAAACCACCTGAACCCCTACTGGGCCGACAAGTCCGGATGTCAGATAGACACTGGATGATCTTACAAGAGCTTGGTGGCGCCGAATGGTTGCGCAAGCAACTGGATAAGAACGCCAAAATGCCGGCTAAGTATTACCGCCTTGAATTGGACGCGCCGTCAAAGAAGGAAACCAATGACTAAGCAAAGCGGCTGGCGTAAACGCCAAATTCAAATGCCCAAGTTTGATATTTGGGAACGCGAGAGCCTGGTTGACTTTGCTGGCGAATGCTACGTCAAACTGTGCGAACAAGACGACCGCATTCAGCAGCTGCAATGCGACCTAAAGACCGCCATTGAGGCGTACCGAGCGCTAACTAAGGAATAATGCGCGCTCATCAATCCGGCGGTTTTGAAGTCCTTTAAGGACTTTGCCGCCGGCCATGCAATACTTTAAGAGTTCTTCTGCCGCGCCTTCTTTATCGCCCCTAATAACCTTTTGACGAAGCGTAGAGCGCTGTAGCGTTCCCAAACCGACATTAAAACTAAAACTAACAAGGCCATCAAACATACCTTGTGTAAGTGCAACAGGGCAGTAACGTTCCACTCCCCGCTCAAATCTGTCCAAATCTGCTCTAAGTATTGCATCTACTTCCTCCATGCTGTATTTACGCATAGCTTCAGCAGGTGGTTGGAATGCGTCACGGTCGTCAATCTTTAACTTGCCCTGCTCTGGAAAAAGTACATGCCCAACACCCACCGTCCACAACTTTGCTGGGCATTTATACGGGTTCTGACGCACCCCCTCGTGGTGGCGAATCATGTGCAGGCACTTGTCAGAGATGTTCATTTGCCAAACGCCCGACCACCAAAGTGGAACGCAATGATTGAAGCAAACAGCGCTTGGGTGTCAGAGTCCCACAGCATCTCAGCCAATTCTACAAACGTAACGCCATTGTGCCAGCCGTAGGCAAACAGACCCACATCCACAAACACTAGCAAGAAAAAGAAACCATAGGTAATGACTGGGCGAACGCTGGCGCGAAGGTTTCTCATCCATTGGCTAGTGCCTTCATTGAGCGAGGTATCGTGGGCATAGATTGCTTGCATCTCAGCCTGCTGCGCGCCAATAAGGGCTTGACTGGTAGCCGCCGCGCTCTCAGTTGCCAACTGTTCTGTGTGAATATGTTCAATGCGCTCTTGGGCTTCAAACCCTGCTTTGCGCAATTCCAACTCGCGCTGAATTTGCATTTGGGCAAGGTTTAGCTCATGTGCTTTGTCAGACCTGTCTTGGAAGTAATCCAACAGTTTGGGCAAGCCGCCCATCAGAAATGAGATAAGGGTTGAGAGCAGGGTTAGCATGTTTAAACCTTAAAAGGGAAGTAACGACAACAGGTAATTCACGATTCTGTCCGAAAGAAAATTGGGTAAAACTTTCACAACATCTATAAACAGGTTAGCGCCCCACCAAGCACCGACAATCTTGAACGCCATGTCTGCTTGCTTCTGGTACTCATTCATCGCCCGCACTTTACTTGGGCGCAGTGTTCCATTGCTTCATAGATACCCACATACACCAAGAACAACACCAAGGCAATGCCGCCAAACAACAGACCTATCTCTAACTGCTCTTGGTCTTTGGCTTTCTTTTTTGCGGCAGCTTCCTTTTCACGCCTAGCGTTGTGTGCGTCTTCCACATCCATCGCCTGTGCGCGAGCTTTGATCTTGTTCCAAACGTCTACCTTGTTGGCTTGGAAGAACAGCATCTGTAATTCTTTTTCAAAAGCCGCCGCCTGATCCAGCGCCATCTCAATCTGCAAGGCTGTACCCATACTGGAGCCACCCTTCTTCTTAGCCTCTACAGCCGCCTTGGACGCAGTGGACTTGGCATCAAAGTATTTACCCAGCACAGGGCCGAGCGACGCCACGTCATCAACCGTCTTAGACGCTTGCTTGATGAGTTTGACAGCCGACTGTATGCCGGCTAGAGCTGTGATGGGATCAATCACGGGAACGCCCAAAGAATAAGGTAACTACCCGCTAGGATAAAACAAACTAGGCAGGCCGCAGCAATGATTGCTTCCAGCCAGTCCATCATTTGTCGACCTTGGCGTCTAGTTTGTCAAAGATCTTTCCAAGCATATCTTTAATTTCGCGCAAGTCAGCGCGGTAATCGTCCCTTGCCACATAGTTAATTGGCATTGCCCGCACGTCGGTGTCCAGGCGCTCAATGGATCGGTAGATGTTGTTCAGCACCCAGCCACCTAAGAACCCCGCCAAACTTACCGCAATGTTAAAAAGAACTTGGGAGTCCATTATTGAGCCAATGCGTTTTGGTTGGTTTGTTTTTTAGCCATGACGTTTGGTTGCTCCAAGGCTTTGCCAACTTGCTTAGTAATTTGGCGTGTTCGAGCAAACTCAGCGGCTGTTTGCGTGCCAGGAATCTTAACTGGCAATTGTTGCAGAACTTCAAGGCCACGCAAAACCGCGCCAGAAGTATTGCTATAGTTGACCGCGCCTGGCTCTTTGACCAATACATCTTTGATGGCATCACGCAAGTCCATAATTTCGTTACGGCCTGTTTTACCAAACATGTACGCTAGTTTGTCTTCGGTATCAAGTTGGTTGATTAGCGTGTTTAGATTTCTGAAAGATGGCTGATCGCTTTTGGTCAACATGTCTTTCATGTACTGAATAGTTTGGCCTTGTAGTTCTTTGTAAGCCTGTTGACCTTCTGGGCCAGCTTTTTTAAGTAACTTTGTTACCGTACGCATCTCTTCCAATGAACCGTCAAGCACCACATGCTTAAACACATCATCAAGCGCCACACGTCGGTCAGCGTAGCCAGCCTTTGTGCCAAGTAACTTGTCAACACGGTTAACATCTTCAAACTCTTTAGCCAATTGCGCTCTAGCAGTTCTTGCCTTTTGATACAACTCACCGCCTGCACCCTCACCCATTTGGGTAATGATGTTTTTCATAGGCTTGGCATTTGCCGAATCTTTGACCGTGCCGATCTGTTGGTAAATGTCCTCAAGCGCACGCACAGAGATTGTGCCAGTACCTTGTGGGTCATTCATTCTTAAAGACTCAGCCACAGAATCTAAGATTGGGTCTAGCTTCTGACGTTGCGTTGGTGTTTTGGTTTCAATAAAGTCCATCAGACTTTGATATGGCACTTGCTGTAAGGTTTCACCAGCGTTATCTGCTTGTGCATACAACGATTTGTAAGCGTCATATTTTTTGGTGTATTCGTCGTTAAGTGCTTTATCGACAATCTTGCCAACGGCACGCATCTGCGTTGGATCAGCTACTTCAGCGCCAACTTCATTGGTCATGCGCTCAAAATTCTGAACAATGGCTTTTTGTTTGTTAGTTTCAAAAGCACGCATTTGTTCAGATAATTTAACTTTTGCATCTTCTGAAATGCCAGTAACCACACCACGGCGAACATCTGCCTCAAACTGTTGTTGTGGCAAATTCTTAGTACGCTCACCAAGTGTCGCAGGGATGCCAAGACGGTTAAGGCGTTCTTGACGTATTAAATCTTCTGAAGTGCTTGCAGCGCCAACGCCAGGCATGACAGGCTGTTTGCGTGTCATCATGCTAGTCATTGCGTTCTGAACTGGCTCTGTTACTTGTCTTGCAATAGGACGGGCAAGGGCGTTGGCTTGCATTAAGGTTGCAGGCGCCAAAGCATTTAATGTTGTGCCAGCTGATCCAAGCGTTGGTGGCAAAGCACTTGTAACTGGTTGCAAGAACTCGCCCACAGCACTTAAAGCCTCTCTGGCCGTCTGTGTGCGCGGTTGGTACTGCACGGCCTTCATGGCTTCTTCGCCTGCGCGAATGCCTTCCTGAGTGCCGTATTTGCCACTGGCCAATGTGCCTGCAATGCCGACAAAAGGTGAAATAGCACTGCCGGCCAAGGTAGCGCCAAACGCCAATGGCGTTTCAATTACGCCCATAATGCGGTCACGCAACGGCACTGCCGGTGCAGCTTTGCCGGTTACCACGCCTTCAGCGCCAGGGATTGCGGCGGCTGTGCCTAAACCAATGGTTTTGTAAAACTCTATTTTTGGAATCTTTGAATAGAATTTTTCATGCAATGAGTCGGCCAGAGTAAGGTCTGGCACGGCATCATATTGTGGATACTGTGCGCGGAACTCGGCAAGTGTGGCCATTATCTAATCCCCAGTCCTAATGGATCATTTGCTGTTGCGCCCGACATACCACCGCCCGAACTCATAGGTGATGCTTGCAGAGCTTTTCTTGTTCCTTTGGGAATCCGGCCATAAGTATTTTCAAGGTTTGTTGCACCACGTTCGATCATGTCTTCAACAGTTTTAATTTGAGCTTCAAAACCTTTTTTGGTTGTGAATTTTCCAGCCCATGAAGCAGGGTTGGTAATTTGCGCCTCAATTAAAGACAAGTCAGGGCCAGTCAATGCTCCAAGGGTGTACGCGTCTTTGACACCCATTAGCAATGAAATGTATTTTGCCTGCATGTTGGCAGTGTCTTCGCCTGTTGGCAGCCACTTTGCGCTGGTGTTCTTATTTTTAGCCACTTCAGTTCTAAAGGCATTAACTGATCCCGCCAAGTTGGCCAACTGCATGTCTGTTTCAGTAAACTTTGCAGGCGCTTCTTTCTTGCTTCCTACTGGCTGACCAGCAATCCGCGCACCTTCACTGTTTGGCATTGGCATGGCAGCAGGCGCCGCAGTCTGGTCAAGCACACTAGTCATGCCAGGGATAGCTGGCATGCGTTGGCCAGGCATTCCGGCGCCTTGTTGGCGCATGATGCTTGGGCCAGCCGCTGGCGCAGCTGCCGGTGCAGGCTGGAAGCCAGCTTGGCCATAAACCACAGGAATAGCCACACCAGTTCTATTGTTAACCGCTAGCAAACCATTTGCGTCTTCTTGGATTGTCATGCCAGGGTTAGCTTGCTCAAACGCAAACTTTTGTCTTGCCAAGTTAAGCTGGCCTTGGCCAGTAATGTCAGAAATTGTTGCAGTTTTTGTAATGTCCATACCAGCAATTGGTTTGCCATAACCTTCTAGCATTGGATTGTCTTGCATTGTAAGAATTTTGCCGCCAGCTTCTTGACGAGCAACTTTTGGCAACATGGCGCCTAACTGATCTTTAGCGTCCAATAAACCCATAACTTTTTGAATGCGATATTGTTTGTACTGATCAGGCGTCATGCTCAAAATTTTTTGCGCTTCTGCGGTTGCAGTAGCTTCATCAAAATAACCTTTGCTTACCCCATCTTGCAATTTTTCAATTGCAGCTTGCGGTGTAGAAGCCTCACCCATGGACATCCATCCATGCTTAAGTTTGTCTTGGGCTAATTTAAATTTGCCAGCTTCAGTTTCTTGCGTTGTTTTGGCCATAGTGGCCTGTTTAGATTGAGACTCAAGCAATTTGCTTTGAATGTCTGGCAATAAGTGCGCAGCTTTAGACTGCGCCACATTGGCCAACAACATTTTTGTATTTAATTCGCCAGTAGTAGGATCAATTGACCTTCTATAAGAATCTGACAAAGCGTTTTGCGATTCTTCTTGACGTTGAGCACTGCCAAGCTGAAACTGCGCTAATGCGTTTTGATTCTGAGCATTCTGAATGGCCGCAATTTGGCCATATTGAGCCAACGGGTTTTGAAACTCAACGCCGCGCACGCCCAAAGAGATAGAAGGATCAAGTGCCATAATTTATCCATTCAAATAATACTGTTCAGCCAACTGTGCGTTGCTTGGGCTACCGCCGCCAGCAGTAGATTGTGGCAATAAACGGTTCATCAAGTTTTGACTTTGGGTGTAATTCATGTATTGACCCAAACCACTGCTTAATGCGTTAGCGCCGCCAACATAACCAGACGCACGTGCTGCGCCTGCACCAGTCATTAAGTTGCCTGCGTTAGTACCAAATTGGCCTGCCGCGCCACCCATATTAGTTGAAGCTGTTTGACCAAACCCAGCCCTGCTTGCAAGGCGGTTGTAAGCATTGCCAAACTCAGTAGATGCAACGTCTTGCCCGTAGCGCTGCGCGGCCCTTAAAGCGCCGCCGCTTATTAACCCACCCCGTGAAGCTGCCTGACGGTCAAGCGCTTTAAGACCTTCTTGAAACCTAAAACTGTAGCTGGGATCCATAGAACCCATAATGTCGCCGGATTCTATTTTATTAAGCGCGTTAACACCTGATTGGCGAAACGGCTCTTGCAGTTCAAGCTGCTTGTTAAACATGCGCTCTTGCAGTTCAGTTGCGCGGTCAGCTGAAGCTGCTTGTGTACTGGCAGCTTTACTTGAAGCGTTTGCACCAAGTAGGGCGCTTCCACCAATTGCTAGGGCCATCCATGGCATATTAGTTCTCCTGTAGGCACTGGGCCAGTTCTTGTGCTTTGGCTTGATCGCCTGGCATAATTAAAACTTCGTCAATTTCATCTATATCAGTGCATTCTGTTGCATGAATGCAATACCACACAACGTCTGTGAGCGATTTTACGCCATGATGCTTGTCAGCTTCAATAGTTAAACACGCTGGCGCGTGAATAATCTTGCGTTCGCCGTCTACCATCAGCTCAATAGAGCCGCTGGCCAAAATCGACAGGTGGCTGAACTTGTGCTTATGCTGCACCAACACCTGACCCGCCGGTATCAGCGTTTCTTTGGCGTAGACGCCTGCGCTGAAGTGGTGGTTAATCATAAAGCCGCAATCACAAAGGCCAACAACTCTTCGTAACGCACGCCTAGCGTGGTCACATCATCAACCGTGTCCGAGCAGAACATGCCGTATTTGTCAGCATCCAGACCTTCAGCGGCAAAGGCCGCCTGCACGTCTTGCGCCATGACGCCAACGTGAATCCGAGCGCCGTCGCCCTTGGCCGCTACAGCGTCTTTAAATTTGAAGGTCTTAAACAAGCCTTTGATGCGCTTGGCCACAGCCAACTCAGCAACTGTCAGGTCAGCAATTTGCTCTTTCTGGGTTGCGTCAGACGTGTTGATCGTGCCAGTTGTGGCGTAGACCGTTGTCCAGCGGTAGCCAGAAGTGCCCAAACTCAACGTGTTGTCAACGCTAGGCGCCAATGCAACCGCAGCGTTGACAAAAATGCCTTGCCCCGAACTGTTGCCCAAAGCAATGATTGAGCCAGAGTTAAGCAGGGTGTAACCACTGGTTGAAAAAGTCCCTGCGTTGCTAATTGGCGTATAAGTAAGCGCTGCGGTTACATCAGCACTAAGTAGCGTTACTGCGCCAGGGCGGGTGTTAAACGAAGTTACACCACCACCGCTACCAGACGGTACAGCCCAAGTACCGTCGTTTCGTAAGAATGTTGAAGTGCTACCGCCGGGGGCTGGGATGGCGTAGCTGTTCCAGTTAAACGCATTGTTTAAATAAAAACCGTTCCAACGGCGGGCAGCCGCGCCTAAAGTCAAAGCAGTGCCCGCACTAGAATCAACAGCGGGCTGAAAGTTGGCGTTGGTAAACTCAACAGCGTAAGTTGTAGAGTTTGTTGCGCTGTTGGCCAAATACAAGGTTGTAGGAAATGCGCCGATACCCGCGTAATTGACACTGTTGTAAGTCTTAGTGCCTATTAAAACGCCAGTTGACGTGCCGTTGCCACCAAAAATGCCGTTAAGCGTTGAGGTGTTGCCAACGGTTAGCACAGTGTTAAGCGAGCCTGTGCCGCCAGAACCAATTGGGTTGCCGTTCAGGTCATAATAGCCAATTGCCTCAACGTTGCCCTCATACCGATTAGGCGCGCCTTGTTTGTATTGGTCGGTGGTGCTGTAGAAACTACAGCCCGTCAAAGCCAAAGGATAGACGCTGCTGACGTTGTTAATTGTGGGGCGTGTAGCGCTTGGTGTGTACACGTTTAAGCCAGACCAGCCGCAACCCGTAAACGCAACGGGGAAAGCATAGGCTGAATTGGTAGCCGCCAAGTAAACACTGGCCGCTGGGTAGCTGCTACCAAGCACGACAAAACTGCAACCTACTACGGCTCCAGTTACGCCTGGGCGTGAAACGCTTTGCTCAATCCAAAGGTTAGCTTGGCCGCCATTGCCCTCAAAATAAACACCTTGCAAATTAAAACCATTGGCAGATTGTTGGTCAAAGTTGCCGCCGCTGTTGGTAATGCGCAAGCCCCAGTTTGTAGACAACATGGTTGTGCTTTCGCCGTTTGACTCAATTGAGCCTCCGACAAACGTAAATGTGCCTGCGCCTACAACCCAACCGCCGTAGTTGGTGTTGTTACCAATTGTGCAGCCAAGCATGGTAATGGCATTAGGCTCAGATGTGTAGCCAGTGCCTGAGCCAGACGATTCAAATCTAAAGCCATTGATGTTAAATCGGCTAACAAGGCGAGTGAACGTCATTGACAATGCGTCAATACCATACACGCCGTTTTCCCAGCCAAGCACTTCGACGTTGTCAATGTTGACAAACGCGCTGTCGGAAAAGCTGATGCCGTTGCCGTAGCCGCCGACAGCATTGCTTTGAAGCGTAAAATCTTCCAAATCCATGTAGTCGGCTGGGTTGCTAGTGTAGCCAGTAACCACAATGCCGCTTGCGTTGGCTGTCTGCAAAATTGTTGTTGCGCCTGCGCCGTCACCGCAAATAGAGGGGCGAAGCAATGGCAACCCGCCAGAGTTGATCTGCACGTTTAGTGAACTAGAAATAACGTAAATACCAGCAGGCAAGTACACGCAACCGCCGTTTGTCTGGGCGTAATAGATTGCGGCTTGAATGGCTGTGGTGTCGTCTGTTGTACCGTTGCCCGTAGCGCCAAAGTCCTTGACGCTGACCAAATCTTGCAATTTCTGATGCACTGTGCGGCCAACGGCGCCAGAAATCAAGCCATTTTTGTCAGCTTGTTTGAAGCCAATTAGCGCATCGCCAAGAGAAGCGCTTGATTGGTTGGCCAGCTGCGCCGTCAGCGCGGTAAAGTCGTTTGCGCCTGGGATGTTGTCCCAAGATCCAATTTGCACAGCTAGCGAAGTTTGCAAAACAAACTTGTAGCTGCTACCAGTTGTCAGCCAAATTGAAGATGGTGGGCGGCCAGCAGAGTCCAACACGATGGGGTTGCTGTTAGCAGTAGCGCCCGTGGAAGACGTGTAAGTTGTGGCGGGCGTTGTCGTGCCAGCAGCGTAGGTGTACAGCAGGCCGCCAGCCAAAGGCACGCCACTGTTGGTAAAGAACTGCGCACCAGCGCCAGCGAAAAGGGAGATATTGACTGTCATTGTTTATTCCTCAATGCAATGATACTGGTTACTTGGGCGGTTGAGAAGATTTTAAGGCTTCTACTTCGGCAACTAATTGGTTAACAGAAGAAATTAAAGACGTCATCTTTTGATCTTCAGCTGCCGAGATAAAAGTTAACAGTTCTTCATATCGAACACCAAGTTGAATTTTGCCATCTATTTCATCTGAGCAAAACATTCCATAATCATTGGCGTTTAACCCGTGATTGGCAAAAACAGTTTGAACATCTTGCGCAATCCAGCCAACGTGTTTGCGCGCATTTAAACCTTTGGCCGTTACAGCATCGTTAAACTTAAAGGTTTTAACCTTGCTTTTTAACTCAGTCGCCACGGCAAACTCAACTTCTGTTAGGTTTTGTATTTGCTGTTTTTGATTGGCATCGGACGTGTTAATTGTGCCCGTGGTGGCGTAAACGGTTGTCCAGCGAAAGCCAGAAGTGCCGCAAGACATGGTGTTGTCTATGCTAGAACTGAAAGATCCGCTGCTATTAACAAACACACCTTGGCCAGAACTGTTACCAATTGCCACTAAACTACTTGATGATAGCAATGAGTAGCTACTGGTTGTTAGCGTGCCGCCAGACAAATTAGTGGCTGTGGACGCAGACCCTGCGCTTGTAGCAAACGCGACAGACCCGCTTGAAGTTACAAACCCGCTAGGGTTAGTGTTGGAATATGGGGTAAACCCCAATCCAGATGTAATGTCGCCGCTTGTTAATGACAGCGTACCGCCAAGAGTCAAATTGCCTGAAGTTGTGACTGTGCCAGACAAGGACAAACCAGACACAGTGCCTGTGCCGCTGACGCTTGTTACAGTTCCTGAGCTAGATGTAACCCACGACAACACGCCTGAACCGTTCGTTCTTAATACTTGGTTAGACGAGCCGTCGGCTGATGGCAACGTATACGTTGTTGAGCCTGCCGCCGCAGCTGGCGCAAGACCCACGTACCCAGAAGACGAGCCAGACAGTCTTAACGTTCCTTTGACGTCTAGTGCAGAGCCAGGCGACGTTGTACCTATGCCAACATTGCCAGCCGTGTAGTAAATGTTAGCGCCAGAAGTTACCCACTGGCTAGATATGATTGTTGACCAACTAGGGGCGCTTGCGCCGTTGGACACTAAGGCTTGGCCTGCTGTACCGACAGCGCTGTAAGCTATTGCTGTGCCTGTGCCATAAGCCACCGTGCCAGCCGTAGGCGTGGCGTTAGTGTTTGTGCCGCCCCGTGCAATAGGAAAAATGCCTGAGATAACTTGAGAAGTGTCAATGGCAATAGACGTGTTGGCCGCAGTTGTCAGTTGGCCTTGGGCGTTAACTGTGTAGTTAGGCACAACAGACGCAGAGCCGTAAGAGCCTGCGGTCACGCCAGTATTAGTGATCGCAAGCGCGACAGAGCCTGCGCCATTGGTAACGGTCAGGCCAGTGCCTTGCGTTAGATTGGCAGGTGTGTAAGTCGTACCATTGCCAATTGGCAGCTGACCGTTGGTAGGCACAACGCCTGTACCCGTGCCGCCGTTCTCAGGCAAGATAACCCCGCGATTCTCACCGCCAACAATTGTGTAAACGTTGTTGAGAAAGCGAAACCACTCACGCGAAATCAAACCTGTCTTTTCATCGACAATGTTGACGCGAGGCGCGGGAATCTGGGTGATGTTAGGCATTGGTCGGACTTATTAAAAGTTCAGCACCAACAATAGAAATCTTCACAGGGTCTGTGCCCGAAAGCTCATAAACCCTGTCGCGCAGTTTTAAAGTCATGCCCAAACGCCTCCAGAACACGCGGTGGCCATACCGGCCAATGGCGCCCATGGATGACCAGTGTTCGTTTGACCACGTGTGGCCGCCATCGTCTGACCAACGCAGCATGACCTGTGGGTCACTGCCTTGCCCAGTATTTAAGCCAACGCCTGTCTCACAATCAAGTTGCAAGCTGTGGTGTGCAGTGCGTTTAAGGTTGTTTGTGCCTGTTGGCAATGCACGCCAAGACCTGAGCCACTTTTGAGCCGCGCTGTTGTCAGCGTAGGTTTCTAAGTCAAACGTGTAGATGTTGCCGTTTTCAAAGTCGCCAACAACAATGCTGCCTTTAAAGTTGCACTGGCAGTTAGACCGGTGACGTGTAAACTCACCATTGGTCAGCCCAGCGCGCTCATGCCACGCCTGTGTAGCTGCGTCATAGACCCAAGTAGCGTTAGCGCTTGGGAAGGTCAGCACGTAAAACGTGTGGCCTTCTTGCTGATATGTATAGGCAAGGGCGTCTGAGATCACGCCGTACTGGGCAATGGCATATTCCACAGCATGAGTAGAAACCCTAACGCCGTTGTAACCGTTGGCACGGTAAACAATACCTTGGCCGCGAGCGTCTTGGCCGAGCCAAAACAAACTGTTATCCAGTTTTGCAACTGAATAGGGCGCTGCGCACCCGATTTCATTAAACGCACCTTGGATGCGTACCAAAGGGAAATCTGCACCGCCAGCGTCGTACCAGACCTCAACTGAGTCAGACCCAAAAAGCCAAGCCTCGCGGTGGTCAACATTGATGGCCACCAAACCGTCTGGCGAGCCTTCAGCGCTTGCAAAATCAAGCGGGTCTACCGATGTACCGTCCAAGAGCGAAGTCACCCATACGCGCTGGCTATTAGGTTCGTTAAACACAAAGTAGCCGTCTAAGTAACCCACCGTCACAGCGCCTGGGAAGTCTGGGTCTGTAATGGGCGCAAAGACGTGTGTCTGTTCGTTGTAGATGTAACTTGGGCCATTGCAAGCAAAAAAGATTTGCGTGCCGTTGTCAGCAATTGAAACAGGCCCAGTGCCTGAGACTTGGCCAATCATTGTTGGCGTCCCATTAAGGTCAAACACGCGGTAGACCTCCATGCCAGAGACAACATAAAAGTTGTTGTTACTTGCTTGGTGCGACCACAGCGCGCGGATGGGGCCAGAGCCGATGGTCTGCAAAAACTTTAGGCCAGGCGCGCGGTTAAGAAAGCCTGGCTCCTTGCCGCCCTCAGGAATGACCTCGGGAAACAAATTGATCATGCGGTTGTCGGCAGCGTTAATGCTGCGGGCAACGTAACTTGAGCCAAGAATTGGCGTCTTCATCAGTAGTTACCAGCGTAGATGTTAAAGCGCTGGCGGTTGGCCACCAATGCATACGGCAGTGCCATCACGTCATCTGGGTTGTTGATGCGTTTTAAGTCACGCTTAGAAGTCATGGCAATGCGCTGCACCTGTGGGCTTGGCTCAACGCCAAACTCAGGGGCAAACTCCATGGCCAAGTTGTATGTAAACGCCCGCAGGTAACCAGGTGGGTAGTACAACACCGTTGCTAACGTTGCAGGGTTGTCAAGCTCTTCAACCGAAACAAAGTGCCATTCCAAATCCTGTGTGGGACGTGGATAAACGTACATCTCAATGTCAGGAAACGTCATGTTAATGAACATGACCTGCGGAAACGTAGACGTTACAGTCTTAACAGCAATACCGTTGTACTGCTGTTGATTGATAAATTTAATGCCATACGACACACCACTAGGCGCTTTGAAATATGTAGAATCATCAAGCAAAACAGGGCGATTGCCTACAAAGTTACCCGTTGGGCCAAGGGTGCGGCTAATGATGCTAGACGGCCATGTAAAGACCTGATCTTGCGTAGAAAAAACAGCCAAACGTTCTGTGTTCCAACTGTCAATCATCTGGTTTAACGCCATCAAAGCGTCTTGAGAAACCGATGCAGATGACGTCTCACCTTCGGCTAACACACCCAACAAACGAAGGGAGCGATTTATTTGATCGCCTGCGGTGTACGTTGTCATGTTTAAACCTCTTCGGTGGTCACTTTTCTACGGCGTTTAACTTCCAGCACGTTCACGGGAGCCGCTTCAGGTTCAGAAGGCGTGTCTGGATTGTAGCGTGTCCAGCCATTTTTTTCATCCATTTCCATCTCAAGTTCCATTGTGGCAACTTTGGCGCCGTGGACTGGATGTACAAGTGTGATGTTCATAATAGAAAGGGGGTGATTAGCCCCCTTTTGGTTTAGCTTGCGCCGTGAATGATGGAGAAGTTGATAATGACAGCTTCAGAGTATGAAGTTGCCGCAGTCAAATTCCGCAGCGTAATCAAGGCAGAGCCGGCAGCTAAGTACGAAACGTAAGTAGTGTAAGCACCAGCAGCGCTACCAGTCGTATTACTAGAAACGTTCACAACGATTGTGTCGTTAATAGAAATCGTGCTATTGGTCAAGATGAACGACACAGCAGTGGCGCCGGCCAAGGCCGCGTTGCTCATTGTGATGCGACCCGCAGATTTGTTCAGAGTTACCCCTGTAGACTTGTCTGTCAACTGCGTCACAGCGCCTTGACCCGCCGCGCTGTAGCCAATTTCAGTAGTGGCGTAAACGGTTGTGCCAACCACGGTTGCTGGCGTAACAGCACCAATAGTGCCGCCGTCAATGTCTTGGTCGCTGTATGCAACGCCAATTGATTTGGTATTACCCATAATTTAATTCCTTTAAAAAAAGGGGGGTTAAAGCCCCCCTATTTAAGTTTAGGCTACACGATACACAGTGTACGCAGCATCGCCCGTTTTGCGAAACAAGAATTGCCCCGCGCCACCAACGCCAGCCGCACTGCCAGTAATAGCAACAACTAAGTTGCCAACCGCAGTAATGCCAGTGCCTACAGCCATTGTAATCAACCCAGTTGAAGTACCCAAGTTAATAACAATCAGTTCAAACGTGCTATTGATTTTTGCATTAGTAAACACAGCATCAATTGCAGCGGCCGTGGGAAATGTGTAAGTTGCCGCCGAAGTAGACGGGTTACCTACCAAAATGCCACCAGTAGTTTGCGCAACGGTTAAAGTGGCTGTAGCAGTTGCCGTATTTGGCGCTGCTTGAACACCCATAATAATTTCGTTGGTGTTGCCATCGGTAAACTGATATCCACCGCCAGAGTTAGGTAAAGCCATGATAATTTCCTTTCAATGTGAATTTAAATCAACCCCAGAGGCGGCAAGCCATCTGTGGACGAATAGTGTTGTAGCCATACAAAACGTCGATACGGCAAGGCATACGGTCGTTGTTAATATCGTACATGCGAACCACACGCAAGGAAATACCATTGTGAACGGCACGGGCAGCCATGTCGACGCCTTGGGGCAACAACAAGTCAGCAGTAGCGAACGTGATGGCGTCCTTATGGTAGACCAAGTTCTGAGCGTACTGAGTGTTAGCAGCACCCACAAACACAACAGCGGCGCCAGAGGCGGGGAAGCTGTCCACAGTTGCCAAGGCATTTGTAGAAGTGTAGATAGGAGCAACAGTGATGTTGCCTTCGCCGCTTGAACCCAAAGTCACGTTTGCAGTAGCAACGAACTGGAACAAGGAACCTGTTGACTCACGGGTTTGTGGGTTAACAGAGTAGCAACTAGCCACAGTGAACACGTCACCAATCTTGACCGTGCCTGCATTACCGCCGCCAGTGATAGCAATGGTAGTTGCGCCTTGTGTAGACACAGAAGCAGACAAAGTAGCGCCAGTAGCGCCGCGCGTGCCAGTTGTAAACTGCTTGATAGACTGAGACATGTTGATCTCGTCAAAGCCGAGAACACCAGTGCCCATCATGCCGTTTTTGAACTGTTTGCTGACAGTGTCTGTAGGATTAAACAGACCCTTCATACCTTCAACCAAGCCAGCGTTAGCGGCAGGGTTAACAGTAGCATAACGGGGAGACATCACAGCTGCGTTCTCGTTCAGTTTTTGCTGCGCTTGCAACAGAACCAAAGAAGTAGCAGGCGTAGTGCCAGGCGTGCCAACAGTGTTACCAATGTTCAGGTAAGCATTAGCCACATCAGCGTCAATGGAAGATGCCAACTGGCTGATACGAGGCTTTAACACACGCTCTGCGAAGTCGTCCAATTGCATGGTCAATTCAGCAGATGTGAAGTTAACACCGATGTGCTTTTGTGAAGCAACAGTCAGTGTGGTGAACTGCTCGTTGTCGTCTTGCACTTGCAAGGCGGCGCCGTCAGTAACCAAAGCGCGATCAGGTAAGCGGATACGCAGTGTAGAGCCAATCTTTGCGCCTTCAACAGCGAAAGAGTCGTCATACTGGCGGTTTACGTTACGTGTGATAACAAGGTTGTTTTCCAAGATCTCCAACGCTTTGCGTGTGATCATGTCAATCGTCAGAATACTATTAGACATATTAGTCCTTTCAAAAAATTAGCGGTTGCGTTGCGCTTCGTACTTTTTCATCTGGCGAGCGCGTTCAGCTTCGATCCACTGCGAGGTTGTCATGGACTTGATTGACC